CTATCTCCATTCTGTAAATTCCGGTTTTCCGTCCTCGGTAATAAACATCCTATATCTAGTTCCAGATATATTATTATTAATTACTAGTCCATCGAATCCAGAATTAGGAGGGATCGATATTGCACCTTCAATCCCTTGAGCATTATTATTAAAGGACTGAATGTTTAAACATGTAGAAGTTACTGATATCCCATATTTATTGTTAGAAAGTAAAATTTGATTATCTTTAATAAGCACTCCATTACAATTCGTACTCAATACAATTGCACTTCTGGAATTTGGTGTTTCTAGACTAGTTTTTCTAATAATGTTGCCTTCTATCATTGAATTATCTACACCTGCTAGATTGATTGCCGCTCTCCCAGTTGACTTTATAACATTATTAAAAATCTTTAAGTATGCAGAATCCTGGCTATATACCATTTCAAATATACAAGTTTCTGCAGAATTATATTATCACGTCCTGAGAATTAACAACCCATGCGGATCATGTGCAATCAAAAAATTTATTACTTACTATTTTCAACCCATCCGTGTGGTAACTATAAATGGCACCACTGCCACTAGAAATATTTCTAAATGAATTGGATGTAATTTCTATATTTTTGTACGTTGCAAGTTCATTCCCTTTAATAGATATTGGATTGCCATCACCAGTAATTCCATTAAAGTAATTATTTTTAATGACAATAGAATCACCTGATTGAACATCTGTATTTGGAATAATTGCTTCTATAAAACTTTTACAATTATTAAACGTGTTATTCTCAATAATTACGTTATTATTTTTTATTAATCGAATTGCAGTGTTTATAGTGCTTTCGAAGATATTGTTATATATTCTTATTGTATGAACCCATTTACCATTAACTGATGAATGGTGACCAATACAAGTTCCCCAAGCAGTAGTGTTAGAGGTATCGCTTTGTCCAAAAAAACAATTACTTATGGTAACGTTATAAGTAGGAGTATTATCGTGTGCTCCAAATAAAGGAAATCCACCGGCTGTTTGAAAATCTAATTGAATAGCTTCTGAATAGTTTCTTGAACCATTCGGTAAGTCGCGATATCCCAAGAACGAGCACCTATCAATCACCACATTTCTAACCCCTGCTAAATCAAATGCATGACCGCCATATACATCCTTTATAGTCAAATTGGTAAATCTAAGATTCTCAGCATGGGATAGCTGAAAAGCACTACAGTCATCATTAATTTCTTTCAAATTGCAATCGAACACTCCACCATTAATCGATATATTTCCATTCCCATTATACTCTGTAAAATAGTCACTACTGTTGCCATTTTGAATCATAGAGGCGGTATGACCACGCAAAAACACCGCATCCTGTGCAGATGTAATTGAAGTATTCTTATATACAACTAAAGGACTACCCCATCGATACATACCTGGTGGAACATAAATGTCGACAGCTCCTTGTTCCTTAGCTAGATTAAGTGCATATTGAAATACTTTAGAATCATCCGCGATTCCATCCCCCACCGCACCAAAATCCTTAATGTTTATTTTGTTTACTATATTCATCAATATTACCTCACTTATAATATTAGTGTTTTACATTCATGCACATAAGAAAATAGACCATTACCTCGGCGGCAAACGCTCTTCAATATCGTCTAGTTTTGTAATGACAATATCGTATTTTGTACTAAATCCTTTAAGAATTTCGTTCTGATCATCTATTGTATGATAGAGTTTTTTTTCTCTCTCCTGAGATTCTTTTCTACTAGAATAAAATAGCCATACAAAAAGGACCGCGAATGGCCCTTGTGTGAGGAAATATTGAATTAATGTTTCATCCATGGCGAACCCCCATATTTACTACATAAAAATAAAAAAGAACCGACCCTAAAATCGGTTCTTTTTATGTTTTCTTAATTTCAATTTTATAATTTGTTATTTAGTTTAGTACGACTCCTCCAATAAAAGAAGGTATATTACTTCACAGAAACAAAAACTGATAGATTTACTCACTCCCAGCCAAAGTATTACCAGATTACCCTATCCTCACACCCATTAAAAAACCTAACTTGATCATTTTACTAGAGTTAGTCTAGTTAACGGAAAATTCTAATAGAATTAGCCCGTATAGTTCCCCTGACTGGTGTATTATAATAAAGGCAATCTAATAATAAACGCAATAATATATACTATATTTTGCGATAATTCAATTCATAAAATAGATTAATATTGATAGCAATGAAAAGAGAACTATATAAGATTTAAGTCAAATGTTAAAACTCTTTGAATGACTTCTCAATTTTCGTTAAGTTGCTCTAACTCTTCTCTAATCCGCTTTATGTTTTTTAAGTCAATACGGGAATAAACATTATCTCCAATTGCGATACTCTCTAATTCGTTATTGTTTCTTTTATCTTCCAGTTCCTTCGCATCGTAAGCTTCTACTTCGATAATATCGTCATCACCGCTATGTGTGGTTACATTTAATTTAATCATTACATTGCTCCTCCTAGATGACTTTGTATATATACACGTAATATAATATCTGCTTCAATCCGAGCTAATCCGTTCGGACTTATCGATACCTCGTGACGTCCTCGTGCCACCTTACCGGTTGCATCTTTCGCCATATAATCCGCTAAATTAATTCGATCTCCTATCGTTCCAGTATGCGGTACCACATTTCCGTCAACTCGAATTACAACGGAAGATGGTAGTGAGGATAATTCGACTATCTTATGCTCGACTTCGTGCGTATGATTTGGAAGGTTTATTTCATGCGTATGGTTGGATAACACAATGTCGTGTGTGTGATTAGGTACGCTAAAGTTATGAGTATGCGCAGGAATTGTTACCGAATGCGTATGGTCTCCATCCGCATCGAACGTGTATATCGACCCTGCCTCGGATGATTCAAATTGTACAGTAGGCGAATAATTTTGCTCTTGTGCAAATCCAAAATATCTTCTCTTTTGAAGGGTACCCGACGCTGTCCCATTATCGACAAACAACCTATGACGATGTCCTCCACCCGAAGGTGTTGAGCGTGTCGTACCTCCGCCACTTTGTGTACTTGTCGAGGTTCCTCCACCGCTTGAAGTTGAACGCGTTGTACCACCACCACCTCCGCTAGACTTTACAATTGCCCCGCCACCTTTAGTCGCTTGCGAGTAGGCACGAAATCGCTTTGTACGGAAGTTTAATTCACAAGTATTTACGTTAACTACATCATCATCGATATAAAACGGAATAACTGCTGGTATATTAGAATCGCAATTATCCTGGTAATTGAACGAAATGATATTCGTAGCGCCTTGCGAATACGCATCGTTAATCTGCTGTTTATGTTCGATATCCGCTTGTATAGTTGCAATATCATCAAGTCTATTAGCGATTTTATAATCGACGTTATATTCCTCGGATAAGTCCGGAATGTTCTCCTCAATAATACGTCCATAATACGTTTTATGTTCGACTATTATCCGTGTAACTCCGTTTAATACTCGCCGTTCATGCGCATATTCAGGTAGGACAGATAAGTCCGCTGCATTAGCTGTAAAAGAAATCGTCGGCTCTTTCCATTTGTCGAGGAGAGCTTGCGCTGACGCTTTTAAGGACTCTGCGTCCTCGAACCGTCGGTCAATCCAAATATACGAAATCTTTCCCCATTTCGCGATTGATTCGTCATCTTTTAAATAATGCCTGCCTCCGTTAACGTCCGCGATAGTAAGTCGATTAACGCCTTCTCCACTACCTTTCGGAATAATATAGTTAACAATCGACGATGGGTCGGATACTTCCTCGAACGAAATCATATCCTTTCCCCAACGGATTTCCGCCTTTACATCGTCAGGTGCGCGCTTTAAGTTAAGCGTCCACGGATACGAGGTAGTATCAAAGGTAAACTCAAAAGGCTCGTTAAACGGTTCTGGTATCGATAGTATTGGCGCTAGTAATCCGTTCTCATTCTCGAAGGCGTAGTGGAAGTATCTTGTAAAATCAACGTCACCTAATCGCCAATGTTTCGTTTCTTGGCGGTCAAGTAGCGCATGCAATACGTACCGTGTAGTCTGATTCGTAAATTGATGATAACCGTCTAGTACATCGTCCATAAGCGTTGACAATACGTGATGACAGGTGTACGTGATTTTATCGTCCGATTCCGACTTCGATGTCATAGTCGGCATTATGCGGTAAAGTCCATAGTATCGTCCGGTAGGTGACGTGATGTCTACGTAATAAAGGTGCGAACATAAATCATTCTTTTTGTCGTTTTTAGGCAAAGAAAAAGACGCGGTCCACAATTCGTTGACGCGTCTAGTAACGGATATATCGAAGGCGTTCTCGAGTACACCTATCTTGGTCATGTTTTTGTCTTTTATAATTAATATAGGACATACCTCCTAATAATAGACACCTCGGAAATGGTATCTATGAAAATTTCGCTATTTATTTCGGTTAATTAACCTCTAAAGTTCCACTAGTATTTACGGTTACGATTCGTCTAACACCTACACTATCAGTAATATAAAATCCATCGAATACATTCGCCCCCCGTAAGTTTTGCTTTCCTGTTTTTCCTTCTAAATCATTATTAAACAACTGAATATTTGATGTAGTAGCAGTAGATTGTACGCCATACTGGTTTTGATTACCACTCACGTTCATTCTGACTTTATTATGCGCAATAAAACCATCAGAAGAGGATGATGTTAATAAAACACCACTTCTAGTATTATCAGTTTCTATAGCTGGAGAATTTATTACATTATTATTTATAGAAAATCCTTTAACATAAGCTACATATAAAACGTGCCGTCCTGTGCCATTAATAATATTACCTTCAATAATAAAATTTGATGTTAACCCCATATTACGAAAGCCAGCGTCAGGTTCATCTGTAAACACTGTTTCCCTAACAACATCTGTAATTTTATTTTTAACAAAATTCATATTTGAGACATAGAGAAGGTAAGCAACACGATAAACATTTTTAAAAATATTGGATTCAATTGAAACATTATCTGCTAACCGGATAAAAATGGAATCCGTTAAAGAAGGTATGTCATTATCAAAGATATTTCCTCTAATTACAATGGATTCCATTTTTGAGACTGCCCCACCAACAAACCAGGCTCCCGCTTCAATATCTCTCCCAATAGTATTTCTGAAAATGTTATTGTCAATAATGATATTTTTACTAGTTTCGACAATAGTAGATGGATTAGAAATTATTACACCTCTTTGGCAATTTAAGAAAGAGTTATTTTGTATTATTGTGTCTCTGTATTTAAAAATACGAACACCTGCATAAGTCAAGTTTTCAAACGTATTCCCAATAATTTTTATATTTGAATTATAAACTCCGTCCACTTGCCCGTGATCCCCTACACCAACCGCCCAAGCAGTTGTTCCTTCTGTACCGCTAGAGCCAAAATAACAGTCTTTTATAGTTACGTTTCTACTTGGAGTACTATCATAACTCCCAAAAGCGGGAAATCCCCCTTCTGAATGTGAAGAAATTTGAATAGCTTCCGAATATTCCCTCCCACCAGAATCTTTGTATCCCAGAAATTGACAATTTTCAATCAGTACATCAGAACAACCGGAAACATCAAACCAATGTCCGAATATCATATCTTTGAATACCATATTTCTAGCTGTAATATTCTTCCCATGTCCTAAACTGATTCCACTAAAATTTGAAGGGAAATTTATAATGTTTCCATCCAAAGTTCCGCCTTCAAAGGTAATATTCCCATTTCCCTCATAGCCGGTATAGTTGCCACCATATTCACCATTTAGAAAAAAAGAGCCATCATGCGCTCGGAGTATTGTTGCATCACTATCCAATGTGATATGCGTATTACTATAAACATTCAATACGGATGTTATTTTGTAAGTACCACTTGGGATGAAAATATGAACATTACTACTTTTAGCTAAGTTTAATGCATACTGAAAAATTTGCGTATCATCTGCCACACCATCCCCAATAGCACCAAGTGTTTTTATATTAATCCCTCGTTCTTTCAAATCTATATTTGTGTTTTCTATAGATGATGTAACTTGACTGTGTTCTGTATCTAACCTTGCTTTCAATTTAGGATATGCGTATCCATTTTCATCTACCCTAGCCTGTGCTGCCTCAACGCTAGAGTCACCATTAATAACAATAGTATCAAGTTGTGTCTGAGTATCTTTCGAAAGTTCCTTTGCCTCATTTGCAGTATTCAACGCCTCGGTCGAATTTTGCTCCGCACGCTCACTCGCCAAGATGCTCTCGTTTATTTTCACCCGCCCTTTGTTGAGCGAGTCTTGTTTGTTAATTAATTCCGCCATATTTAACCTTCCCTCCTACGCCCAATAAGGCTTACATATATTTGTCTCGGAATTTAACTCGCATTTTAATGTTTATACCGTTACCACCAATACTTACTTGATTCTCTCCTGAATAAAGAACAAATTCGCCAAAACTTAGGTCACCAAATACATTAACTCCGTTTCTTACCGCCGTGTAATTCTCGCAATCTATCTTCCAAGTTTCGTTATTAAATGGCGGTAAAGCGATTGTATTTCCATTTGCACTTATATTAAGACTAGTCGCTGACCCTTCGATTTCGAATTTCGGTTTAACGTTATAACCATCCACGGTAATAATAAATGCCTTAGGCGAAGTAATATCAATCGCTCCACCAAGTCCATCGTGTCCAAGAAGGTAATTATATTCAAACGTCACCACATCGCTACCCCATACGATTTCATCCGCATATATTCGTGAGTAAGCGAACGGGTCACTTGCTTTCAGCGGCAATACAAACGTACCAGCACGCGATATTCGGTTAACCGGTACCACACCGCTAAGAGTCGCCTTATACAATTTATCTGGTTCATAATCGTAAACTAATTCGACTTCTTTCGGTCGCCCATACTCGTCGAGCAACATCGTATTCAATTCGCGTATTAATTGTTGCGCATCTGCTAATGTCGCTTGGTTGTTAAAACCACATGATAAATTTAACTGACGCGCATCGAAATAACTTCCAAAATTATATTCGCCATGCCTACCCGGAATAACAAGCGTCTTATCCCGTGTTTGTGGTAGCGCAGGTTCTTCGGAATCGGCGAGTAAGTGAACGCCGAAGTCCGCTAACCTTATACCGTTATTAATACTTACGCTAGATTCCGACAGCGGATCTCCTATAAACGTATAATTGGACATGCGAATCACCTCCGCCCTTTCCTAACTTTAGCTTCTTTTGTTTTTTGCGCCAATTTCTCAGCTATCCGATTGATGTCCGCTTCCTCACGAACAATAAATGTTGCACCTTCAAGCATACCTCTATAATTATACGTGTCTCCTCTATTGACTCCTTGATCTTCCCCTACTAAATTCGCCTGCATTTGGGCCGTTATTTGATTGGCGTGACCGAGAAAATCACCTACATCAATTCCTGCTAGTTTTGGTTGCTCCGGTGTTGCAGCTTCGGAAATTTTTTGCGCCATTTTTGCAATAGCAGATAATTCGTCTTGCATACCAAGGATTAATCCCTCACCGAGCATCTGTCCTATTTGATAACGGAACACACGCGACGGAGATTTGATTCCGAAGAAGTTAGTAATCGCATTTTTGATATTACTTCCGATTTCCTTTACTTTAGCGATCGCCTCTTCCTTCTTTTCTAAAAGGCCTGTGATAAGACCACTAATTAAGTCTTTTCCGGCTTTGAGCATATCTCCGACAAATCCACCAATTCTACTTAAAAATTCTTTTCCAAGTTCTAATGCAGCCTCCCCTAACTTTTCGATTGATCCAAGTAATCCAGTTACTAATTCTACGACTAATTTTCCGCCCATAATGATTATTTGTGGAATCATTTTACCTATTCCTTTTAGGAGCTCCCAAATAAGTATAATTGCGGCCGCGAGTAGTTGTGGTAGCGAAGTAATTAACCCCTCAATTAACGCAACTAAAATCTTGATCCCAGCCTCGATTATCACTGGTAGATTTGTAATTAGCGCATCCAATAACGAAGTAATTAAGAGAATTGTCGCGTCAATTAAAGCAGGTAATGTTTCGATGATACCGTCAATTAGGCTAGTTAATAATAATATACCGGCGTCTATAATCATCGGTAAATTTTCAATCAAGGTGTCTAGTAACGATGTTATCAGCAATATTGCAGCTTCAATTAACATAGGAAGTGCGCCTACAATCGCTTCAATTATGGTGGTTAAAACCTCAATACCTACTTCAATCAAGGTTGGTAGTACTTCGACAATCCCCGAAACTAATGTAGTGATAATCAAAATTGCACTTTCTAGTAAACCAGGTAAAGCTAAGGTAATACCTTCTACTAGTGCGTTTATCATTGTAATTGCCGTTTCTGATAACATCGGAATTGCCTCGACCCACGCATCGAGTAATGTAGAAATAATTTCTGTAGCAGTCTCAATTATTTGTGGTAGAGAATCCGTTAACCCCTTTATTAGGTTAATCATAATTTCGCTACCCTTTACAATAGCTCCGGTTGCCATCTCCGCTAAATTTATAATAAACTCCGACGCCATTGTAGCCATGTTATTGATGGCTTCCGAAAATTCCATTTCACCTTTAAACACCTTAAACATGTCGCTGACAATGTTCGTTTTAGTCGCTAAGAACATTAATCCCCCAACTAACCATCCAATAGGACCAGTTAGACCTAAAAAGGTGGTTAATAATGATGGAAGAAAACTAGCTACTTTCTTCACTATGTCAAAAAAGGACAATCCTGCGTCCTGCATCCTCTCGAATCCGGCCCCAACCAAATCCGCAACAAATCCAAATCCTTCCATTACCCCATTTAATGCACCAGACCCGAACTTTTTAAATGTTTCACTTACTGCACTAGTAAATCCGGATAATGATTTAGAGACGGCTCCTACCATTTCGGAAGTTTTTTCACGAATACTGTCCCAGTTTTTTACGATAACTACTGCAAGCCCCGCTATGGTCGGTATTAAAATTCCAATACCCATAAATATTGCAATAAATCTTAATACCATCGATGAAGCTAGTCCCATAGGTGATACTATTGCTCCAATTGAAGTTATTACCGAACCTACGAACATCAGTAATGTTCCAAATCCTGTTGCAAGTGCTGCTAATGCCGCTCCAACTATCACCATTGTCGTTATAAACGTCTTTGTGTTATCGCTAGAGTTTGCGAACCATTCTGCCAATCTAGCGAAGGCGGAAATGACTGGGTCAAATACGTCAATCATTCCGCTTAAAGTTTCCATAAATGGACCTCCGATGGCAGTAACTATATCTTTAAAACGGTTTCGTAAGACTTTCACCTTGGACGCGAAGGTTCCGTATTGTTCCCCAGCCTCCCTCGTTAGTGCACTATTTTCGTCCCAAGCTACATTACCTAGTTGAAGTGCATCAGTAAATACGTTAGAAGCTCCAGCAGCGCGTAACAAAGTGTCTTTAACATGAGTTTCTCCAAGTCCTAAATCCGATAAGACTTCGGCTGTATTGGCGCCACCTTTTGATAATTTATCAAGTCCACCAATGAATGCGATAAGAGCGTTTGCCGCATCTTGTTCAAAAGCTTTCTTAAAGTCGCTAGACGACATTCCGGCTACTTTCGCAAATTTTTCGAGTTCTTTTCCTCCGTCCAATACTGCATTGTTCATATTTAGAAATACGCGCGAGAACGCTGTACCTCCAGTCTCGGCATTTATACCAACTGATGATAAAGCACCTGCGAAGGATAGAATCTGTGCTTCGGATAGTCCGATTTGATTACCGGTATCAGCAAGTCTAAGTCCCATTTCCACAATTTCCGCCTCAGTGGTCGCCAAATTGTTACCTAGATGGACAACCGTACTCCCGAGCCTGTCAATATCTTCCATTGACATCCCCGTAATATTCGCAAATCTCGTAAGTGCAGTAGCTGCATCATCCGCACTTATATTTGTAGCTACTCCCATATCAATCATAACTCGCGTAAAGTCTAACAGGTGGTCCTTACTAATCCCTAACTGCCCAGCTATTTCTGCTACAGAAGCGATTTCTTCTGAACTTGCCGGAATTTCATTCGCCATATCGCGGATACCTTTTGATAGCTTGGCATATTCTGCTTCAGTTGCTTTTGTAGTCTTACGAACACCAGCGAAAGCTAATTCATAATCACTCGCAGCCTTAACTGCTATGCCGATTCCAGCTAAGGAAGCAACCTTTATGTCGCCAAATATTTTGGTAATTGAGGCTCCTGTCGACTCAAACTTACCACCTAAATCTTGTAAATCCTTACCTACGATCTTAAGATTACGCTGGAAGTTGGATACATCTGCACCTACCCGAACTAACACGTTTCCTATCATTTAGCATCAACCTCCTTTCCAGTTAATTTCGTTAAATCAAATTGCCCTAGCCATTCTTGTGCACGTACTTGTTTTTCAAGGACACTCTTGACCTTTGTTTTCGTCATATCTTCTTCTGTAGGGCGTCTGTATAACTCATCCGGCTTCGGCAATTTACCGTGCTTTCCTTTTCCTCGAGATGCCGCTGCATACATAATTGCGTACATAGCTTGGCGTTCATTTTCATCGTGTGTACGCTCGACGTTTTCTTCGCATATCATCGCAAATTCTCGGTGTGTCATGCGGAGTATTTTGTAGGGCTCTAATCCTAGATACCGCCAACCGTGACGGATACACTCTTCAACCTCGATATATCCAGCATCTTGATCGACGGTTACTTCATTAGTGCCTCGATTTGTTTCTTCGCCTTCGGATCTTTTTGGAACATCTTGTCTACCGTCTTCTTGTAGAAAAAACTCTCAGCCACAACTCCATAGGACACTTGATTAATGAAGTCTAAATCGATTTTTTCTTGACTAATTCCTTGCTCAATCGCCTTTTCAACGTCCGATTTTTTAAACCCTTTTTTCGTGTGGAATAATCCCGCATGTACAATTGATACAAACGTATCAATGTCCCCAGACAGTGCTTTTTGAATGAGCATAAAGGCACCACCTTCGTATAGACCATTTAAGTATTTTACGCTTTCTAGTGTTATCTTTAATTCATGCTCTTCGCCATTTATTTCAAAAAGTTTCATATTAATAAGCCTCCGATTATTTTTCGATTTTTATATAAAAGGCGGGATAATCCCGCCATTAATTACTTTTTTTCCTTGTCTACATCTCGTCCATAGATTCTTTCACTACTGAATAGAGGGTCACTCTAGACGATTCTGTAACCTCCTCAAGTACACTAGGGTTACTAGTTATTATCAGATGCGCCTTCCGGAAGTTCTGCTAGTGTACCCTCTTGAATTGAACCGTTTAGTGAACCCTCTAGCGTATAAGTTGCATGTTCACCGTTTGAGAAGGATCTTTCGAAAGATGATATCATATAGTTTCCAGCTTCCGTAGTCATAGTTCTCGTATTAACTTCAATAATCTTTACGAATTTCCTTTGTCGTTGTGCTGTTTTAACATAGGCGATAGCGGTGTCTCCCTCAGTTAATACGCCTTCTACCGAGATGGATTGCGTTACATTACCATAATCAGACCCACTCTTATCCTTTGTACTTAAATCAATAGCGTCCGCTTCAGAAGTTGTAGATCCACTTGTTTGGTTAAATAGGCGATAAGTTCTAGATGTTTCTCCTTCTGTGTCGCTTGGAACCTCAACTAAATAAAGAAATTCTTCTCCTCTAAATTCAACTGCCATAATTAATTTTCCTCCTTATTTTTATGTGAAATGCGATCGACTTCATATAGAAATAAAGTCAGTGCATTTTCATTTTATTCGAAGTTCAGCCGCACTTAGCGGTACTTCTTTCGTTACTTCCATATGAAAAAGCCCGGACGTTGATTCGCCCGAGGTTATATATAGTGAGTCCACGGATAAAAGCATTTCGTGTATTTCACCTTGTTTCTAGTTTTTTCGAAAAGCTATAAGCAAAACCAAAGCAGAGAGGAATTTTGTCTCTGCAAGCTTATATTGTCTTGATTTGTATTTAAGGTTATTCTTACTTCAACGGTGATACCGTCTAATATTATTTCCGCTGGTACCTTTATCTTATCTTTAAATCATTCGTCTTACATAATATAGGTGCTGATCTTAATATTCACCGCCTATCTTCACTGTTTTTTCTACTCCTTGTTTGTCTGTCTTCCGGTCCGATTTCTTCCAAAGAAAATCAACCCCTGTATATTTTTTACAAATTTTTATACGCCATGAAACATCATCTCCCATTTTAGGTTATATTTTTGGACAGAACAAAGTACCACTTTTTGTTAAGCAAACGGTGGTAAAAACTGCCTCTATAATGTATAACCGTGAGAAGTAATAAAATACAATACTTAATCCTAATTTACTCGTGAAATATAAGTAAATACCGGCTGAACCTTCGTAAATTCCAAATACCTTCTCCATCTTTCCTTATTCCGTGCATTTATGTCAGCGCCATCTATATGTTCGTTCATTATGTTTCTTTTTCTCCGATTCATTTCTCGCGACTTTTGCCGGTAGTTCTTTCCGTCTGTACCAACTTCATCCGCCCATTTTATCGATACTTGCGCTTTATTTCGCCTAACCTCTTGTCTGTGGCTCATAATCGGATATTCCATATGTGTCATCTTATATACATCAGGATTCGTTATCTCATCATCTAATATTAATGTAGCCAATCGATTTAATGCGCTAACATCCGGACGCTCTCTTACCTGTCTAAAGTACTCATCCGTATAATACTGAACCAGCCACATTCGCTGATTACGATCCATTTTCGATTTGTTTTCATAAAGGTTGTCGATAACCTCATTAAGTTTCAATTTATAATCGCTTGTGAAGTCAATCATTTCCCAGATTCCCCTTTCCATAACTTAATCGATATCCCTCGTCATGCTTCGCCCAATATTCGAACACAGCTGCAATTTTAGAAAGGGTTGTTGCGATATAATTTCCTACAGCTTGCTGCGAGATCCCTAACTCCCTACCTGTCTGTCCCTGTGTCCAATCCTTGATAAATACACAGTTTATGGCACTTTTTTGACGACTCGTTAAGTTTGCTAACTCAATTGCATTACTAAGGTCAGCTATTATCACTATCGCATCTGTATCTCCATCATATTGCCTTTTAACTAGCGCGTGATAGTCGGATAATAGTAAACGAACACCTTCCGGATTATCAAGTGCATAGGCTTCGTCTATCCTTCGTTCCTTTTCAGTTAAATCAATCGTAGTTGAAACTATAATAATCAACTCCCCTTTCTTCATTCCTTTTATATTGTTTATAAGGTTGAAATCGATTTTTTTTTTATTTGTTGGAAATGTACCATCAACCTTGTTCATAAGATTGGGACAAAGTTTTATCTTCTAAGATCAATCTGTTAGTAAAGTTTGCTTATTAACTTTTTTCTTCGCTATCTAACTCATACTCTTCAAGAGATTTCTCTGTTTTGATTATTAGTCGTAAAACCATTTCTTCAAGTTCCCCTTATTCTAGCTTCACTTCTTTATTTGGTTGTTCAATGGAACTATTCATTTTTTTCACTTCCCCTACGGTAGGTTACAATTAAACCAAAAACAAATAACCATGCAGTAATGTGAGGAATTGCTCCAGTAGTTATCGGCAAAACACCGGTAAGGATTCCGCCAGCAAAGACTGATACGATTAGTCCGAAGAAATATCCGACGTAAGCTGCGATCGTAATGATTATTGGAACTAGGAATACAACCAACATTGCGTAGCCAGTCAGCTTTAGTGCGTCAATAAACACGTTCATTTATTCATCCTCCTTCTTGAACACGTAGATACTGTGTTTAGATGTATTGCTAAAAAACGCTTTCTCGACAAACTGTGTTACCCATTAACAGTAGAATTAATAACTTAGTTATTTTGATGATCACAAGTTTACAGCCTCACCTACTTTACAAAGAATAAAGGACATCTCACAAAGAGATGTCCTTTGACAAACTGGTATGCTATTACTATAAAACGTTTTATCAATAGAAAACATTCCTACTATTTACTGCTAGAAAAGGTCAAGTTTAGGTCATGAGCAAACTTCAACACTCTCATTATTTCAGCATGTTTTTTATAAATGTACCCAGCACTATAGTTTAATTGTTCGGCAATGCTCTCTAAGGTCCTATCTTCTACGTATTTTTGATAAAGGATCTGATGATCTATTCCTTTAAAAGAACTAATTAATTTCTTAGCATCATATAAATCATTCATTTTATGAGCTAATTCATATTCTAGTTCAAATATAGTATTTTCAAGATTAGCAGCTACTGACTTATCATTTAACTTTACATTTTGCAAATCTCCGGAAGTCCACCGCTTTAATTCCTTCTTGTTTCTTGCTATTTGATATTCAAGATAATCCATATCCTGTTGTAATTGTTGATAGTCCTTTATCCATTGATACATCATTCTCTACCACCTTTTCCTTCCATAAGAAATCGTTTTTAATCCTTGTAATTCATGCTAAACCTATTTCTAGATTACTTAATTAATATTCTCCATCTATTGTTCATAAATTTAATATAGAAAGTTTTAAAACCCTGTATTTATAACTAAATCTGATATACACTTGTTGCATCCAGTCAAGAAGATATGTTCTATTAGGTTTGGAAATAAATTAATGATTATCACCAACCTATATGCTACAATATGTTTGATAATGTTTTACTTAGGCTCACTGATTCCCGTCAGTGGGTTTTTCTTTCGCATAATTTGCATATATTTGATAACTAGTACTGCTCGTCCACTCTTTTAAATTGCAGAGAATTATCAAATGTATTTGTAAGCTACACTTCTACTAACTCTCTTTGCTCACTCTTTTATTTCATTTCACTTCTTCACTTGAACTAGCTACATCTGAAATATCTAAACCTATTAACCTCAACTCCTAAACACCTAAAATTTTTTTAATGTGTTTAATAAGTTCTTGCGCCTTTGGTCCATTTTTTCTACCATTGATAATGTCAGATAAATAAGCATTTGAAATACCAACTATATAAGCTAACTCCTTCTGACTCATCCTCCGTTTAAATAATATCAATCTGACCATTACTCCCAAATCTTCTGACATGACTCTACCTCCTTCTTTTAAAAGATTAGCTAATTTGTTAGCTAATTCGCTAAAAATAATTGACCTATATTAGCTTGTATGCTATTATTTAAGCATAGCTAAATAAGACTTGAAAAAGCCTTGAAATAATACATTTATCCCATTCTTCTAGGAAAGAATAGTATACAAAATGGTCGGGAATTTCTTTACTCTCTTTGGCTAATAAATTAGCTTATGAACATACTATATTAGCTTTTGCGCTATTTGTCAACATTAGATAGTGTGAAAGTTAATTTATTTCGTTTTAAGTTATAGAAAGGTTGATAAATATGAGTTTAGTACAACGAATTAAAACTCTATGTGACGAAAAAAAAGTAACTTTTGCAGAAGTAGAGAGAAAAGTAGGTATCTCTAACGGACAAATTCGTCGTTGGGATAATTCATCACCAAAGATTGAAAATGTTAAAAAGGTTGCAGACTTCTTTAATGTTTCTGTCGACTATCTCCTTGGGCGTACTGATAAACAAGTTATTAATGTAGAAAATGAACCATCTACCATTGCTGCCCATCACGAGGGAGAAGATTGGACAGAAGAAGAATTAGAAGAGATCGAACGATTTAAGGAATTCATTAAAACAAAAAGACAACAATAGGGGGTGCTTAATGATGCAGTATGAAAAGCTTTTAGATGAAGCTTCATCTTTAGGGTTGTCTGTTTACGAAAGATATCTGAAAGGACAAATTAAAGGTCTATATAGTGATAATGTTATATGGATGAACAAGTCCCTTCCAACTTACGCTGAGAAATATTGCATTCTTGCGGAGGAGATGGGTCATTATAAAACCTCAGTAGGTAATATACTCGATCAATCAAAGATTGACAATCGCAAACAAGAACAACGGGCTCGATCCTGGGCTTATGAAAAAATAGTTCCTTTATCCAAAATTATTCAAGCACATAAAGAACAAATTAAAAATAAATATGAGTTTGCGGAATTTTTAGGAGTTACGGAGTCATTTTTAGAAAAGGCACTTGAACGATATCAAGAGAAATACGGCGATGCAATTAATTACAACAAGGGCTATACAATATGCTTCAATCCATTAGGGGTAATCGAATGGTTTGAGGACATATAA